GACACGAAAAACCGGACGGGACACACAAGAAATTTTTTGGAATTAGGAGGAGATGCCCGGAGTTATCCGGGAAGCGCGGGAGATACTGAAAGGGTTGGGATTATGGCGAAAGTTAAGCAGACTTATCCGGAACTGCTGAAGATGGCGAAGCAGTACGGCGTGGAGAACAATGCGCTGTTCCTGGCGGCGGCGGAGCAGTACGATCTCCAGCAGAAAGTGATCATGATGCTGAAGGCCGGGATCGACGACGGCGACCTGACGACGTCGAAAACCTACATCAAGGGAGAGAACAACGAGTACGCCGCTCCGTTGGTGAAGGAACTGCCGAAGCATTCCGACGCGGCGAACCGGACGGCGGGGATCATCCTGGACATCATCGTCAAGCTGGGCCGGAAGGCGGTGGAGGATGATGACGCATTCAACTGCGACTGATTATATCCTCGCCTATTACCAGCAGATCTGCGACGGGTCGATCACGGTCGGAAAGTGGATTCGGATGTGGTACGAGCAGATCGTCCACGGACTGGAGGAGAAGAAGTACCGGTTCGACCAGAAGAAGGCCAACGAGGTCATCAACTTCGTAGAGCGGTACTGCCACCACCATGAAGGGCCGCTGGCTCCCGGACTGATCAAGCTGGAACTGTGGCAGAAGGCCATGCTGTCCGTGGTCTACGGAATCGTGGACGAGAACGGGCGGCGGGTGTTCCGGGAGATCGTGCTGCTGGAGGGACGGAAGCAGGGCAAAACCGCCCTGATGGGTGCGCTTGGATGCCATCACCTGTTCAAGGACGGCGGGTACGGCTCCAGGGTGTTCGTATGCGCCCCGAAGCTGGAGCAGAGCCGGTTGTGTTACGAATCGATTTATCAGACGATCCGGAAGGAACCGATGATGGACCGGATGACAAAACGCCGCCGGACGGACCTGTACATCGAGAAGAACAACTCATCCGCCCAGCCGCTGGCCTTCAGCGCGAAGAAAAGCGACGGCCTAAACGTCTCAATGGGCATCTGCGACGAGTTCGGGGCCTGGGAGGGCGAGGCCGGCCTCCGACAGGCGGAGGTCGTCAAGAGTTCCCAGGGCGCACGGGAGGAGCCGCTTTTGTGGTACATCTCCACGGCGAACTTTGTTGACGGCGGGTTATATGATGAGATCCTCAAGCGGGCAACGGCGGTACTGAACGGAACCAGCAAAGAGACAAGGCTGGCTCCGTTTTTGTATATGATCGACGACGTCGATAAGTGGAACGATATCAACGAACTGAAAAAGAGCCTCCCGAACCTGGGCGTATCCGTCAGCGTGGACTACATGCTGGAGGAGATCCGGATCGCGGAGGGTTCCCTGAGCAAGAAAGCGGAGTTCCTGACCAAATACTGCAACATCAAGCAGAACAGCAGCCTCGCGTGGCTGACGGCGCAGGACATCGCAAAGTGCTTCGGGTACGACATGACGCTGGAGGGACTGCGGCATAGTTACGGACTAGCCGGGATCGACCTGTCGCTGGCGGTAGACCTGACGGCTGCGGTGATCGTGATCGAGAAGGACGGGGTCAGCTGGTTCGACACGCAGTTCTTTATGCCGGAGAACAAAGTGGACGAGGCGACGGCGCGGGACGGACTTCCCTACCGGATCTATCAGCAGCGCGGACTGCTGACGGTTTGCGGTGAAAACACGGTGGACTACCACAAGGTCCATGAGTGGTTCCAGATGCTGGAGCGGAAATACGAGATCCTGCCGCTGAAGGTCGGATACGATCGGTATTCCGCAGCGTACCTGGTGCAGGACATGGAGGCAGACGGGTACACGATGGAATCCGTCAGCCAGGGCAGCAACCTGACGGGCGTGCTGGTCGACATGGAGGGCATGATCAAGGACGGCCGGCTGCGGTGCATCAATGACAACGACCTGATGAAGATCCACATGCTGGACGCTGCGCTGAAATTTGAGGAAGGGACGAACCGCCGGAAGCTGATCAAGATCACGCCGAAGGCACACATTGACGGAATGGCCGCACTGTCGGACGCGATCTGTATGCGCCATAACTACTACGAGGAGCTGGCCGGACAGCTCAGCAACAAGAGGTGAATACAATGGGACTGTTTGATGCCATCTTCGGGCGGAAGAAAGCGGAGCCGCAGAGCGTCGCATTCCAGACGCTGACGGCATACCAGCCGGTCTTCCGCACCTGGGGCGGTCAGATCTACGAATGCGACATGGTTCGCAGCGCAGTGGACGCGCACGCACGGCACGCATCAAAGCTGAGCTACCGGATGGACGGGACGGCGCGGATGAAGCTGTACACACAGACCAGGAGCAAACCGAACCCGTGGATGACGTGGCCGGCGTTCCTGGAACGCTGCGTGAACATCTACAACATTCAGAACAACCTGTTCATCGTTCCGATCCTGGACCAGTTCGGCGAGGTCAGCGGGTTCTTCCCGGTGCTTCCGAGCGAATGCGAACTGGTGGAGGTCGGCGGCGAGCCGTGGCTGAAGTTCACGTTCCTGCAGGGGCAGAAGAAGAGCGTGAAGCTGCAGCGGGTCGGCATCGTGGTACGGCACCAGCTGAAGGACGACCTGTTCGGAGAGAAGAACAGCGCGCTGGCCCCGACGATGGAACTGGAGAACATGGTGAACCAGGGCATCGCGGAGGGCGTCAAAAACGCGGCGACGTTCCGGTTCATGGCGCAGCTGACGTCGAAGAGCTTCGACGAGGACCTGCGGAAAGAGCGGGAGCGGTTCGACAGGAACAACTTCCAGCAGGGGTCCGGCGGCCTCCTGCTGTTCGGGAACCAGTTTGCGAACATCCAGCAGATCAAGCAGGAAGGATACAAGGTCGATCCGGAACAGAAAAAACAGATCAAGGAAAACGTGCTGGACTACTTCGGAGTCAGCGAGAACGTGCTGCAGAACAAGGCGCTGGGCGATGAGCTCGACGCCTTTTTCAATGGCGCGATCGAGCCGTTCAGCATCAAGCTGAGCGACGCGATGACAAATATGGTCTTCTCATCGCGGGAGAACAACAGCGGGAACCGGATCATCTTCGCCGCGAACCGGCTGCAGTACATGCCGGTGGCCCAGAAGATCGCGATGGTCAAGGAACTGGGCGACCGGGGCTTCCTGATGATCGACGAAGGCCGCGAGCTGTTCAACTACGCGCCGCTGCCTGACGGCAAAGGCCAGCACGCACCGATCCGCGGTGAGTATTACATGGCGGACGAGGGCAAGCAGGACGAAGGGAAGGACGAAGAGGAACCTTCGGCCGCACCGGACACAGACGAAGAGGAAGGTGAAAACGATGAATAAAGAGACCAGGGCGTTCAGCTTTGAAGTGCGGGCCGAACAGAACGAGGACCACGGCACATTCATCACCGGAACGCCGATCGTATTCAACCAGGAAACGGACCTGGGATTCTGTCGGGAATCCATATCGCCGGACGCGCTGAAGGACACAGACCTGAGGGACGTCCGGTTTTTGATCGGACACAACACCAGCATGATCCCGCTGGCCCGGAGCCGGAACAACAACGAACACAGCACCATGCAGATGTCCGTGACGGACAAGGGAATGGACATCCGCGTGGATCTGGACACGGAGAACAACGCGGAGGCAAAGGCGCTTTATTCCGCCGTAGGACGCGGGGACATGTCCGGCATGTCCTTCATGTTCACGGTTGATAAAGACAGCTGGGACGACCTCGACACGGACAAACCGAAGCGGACGATCACAAGCATCCGCAAGGTGTTTGAAGTGAGCGCGGTCGCGTTCCCGGCATACGAAGGCACGAATATCCAGGCTGCTTCCGAAGGCGACACGCTGGAGAGCGTGAAAGCCTCGCTGGAGAGCGCAAGGCAGCAGCTGGCGGAAAGCCGTGCCGCACAGGCTGAGACAGAACGCCGGACGGCGCTGCTGGAACGGCTGAACAAACTCACGGAAGGAGGCAAAGATAAATGAACTTTGCCGAACTGAACGCCGAGCAGCTTGAAGCCAGACTGGCGGAGCTGACCGACGAGACCAGCGAAGAGAAGCGGGACGCGCTGGACAACGACGCGCTGGAAGCACGCATCACAGAGATGGAAGCAATCCAGGCGGAACTGGAAGCCCGCAGACAGGCCGCCGCCGAAGAGGCGCGCATGGCCGAAGAAGCCGCCAAGCAGAGCGGCAAACCCATCATTGAAACGGAGGAAAGAAAAATGTACGACATCAATTCTGCCGAATACCGCGACCTGTGGCTGCGGAATCTCCAGGGCAGCCTGACCGAAGAAGAACAGCGGGCCTATGCGTCCAACAGCACCAACGCTGTTCCCACCCTTGTGTCTGACAAGTTCTTCGAGAAGATGAAGAAGCTGGCCCCGATGCTGAGCGAGATCACCCTGCTCCGCGTCGCCGGCAACATCAAGTTCGTCTCCGAAGGAACCCGCAATCCCGCTGACGCCGGCCATACCGAGAACAGCGCGAACAATCCCGCTGCCGACACGACCGTGTCCGTCCAGCTGGGCGGCTTTGAGTTCCTGAAGATCCTGCAGATCTCCCGGACCGCGAAGCTGATGAGCATCGACGCCTTTGAAGGCTGGCTGGAGAACATGCTGGCGGGCGACATTGCGCGGGCTATCGACAACTACATCATCAACGACAGCACCAACGGCATCGTGAAGCTGACCTGGACCACCAACACCAACCAGATCGTGAACACCCAGGGCTACACCTACGGCAACATCTGCGACCTGATTGCCCTGCTGCCGGCTGCGTATGACGCGGAAGCGAAGTTCCTGGTCAACAAGAAGACCCTGTACGGCGACATCGCGCAGATCGTGAACAGCTCCGGCGATCCCATCTTCGTGCCGAACACCGTGACCGGCGTCGGCGGGATGCTGATGGGCTACCCGGTGGTCGTGGACGATTACGTGGCGACCGCGAACAAGGGCCTGTACCTGGGCAAGTGGACCGACGTGGTCGGCAACCTGTCCGAGGACATCCATGTGGACCGCGACGAATCCGCCGGATTTACCGCGAACTCCATCATGTACCGTGGCGTCGCGGTGTTCGACAGCAAGCCCGCCAAGGGCGACGCTATCGTCCGCCTGGTCAGTACCACGGCCTGATAACGGTCTGAAGGCGACGGCCTTACAGATACGCCCGGACGGACTTTGATCCTTTCGCCGTCCGGGCATTTCTTTGAAAGGGTCAGAAAGGATCGAGACATGAAAACGATGATCGCTATCCCTTGTATGGACCAAGTACAGACAGAGTTCGTGCAGAGCCTGGTGGCGCTGAAACC